TCTCTTCCATCTGCTCGGGCGTCAGTTCAGCCATGTCCATCTCCTCTTCCTGGGCGGCCTCGATGACGCGCCCGTGAGCGTTGCCGTCCGGGACGAAATCCACGGAGTGGCAGTGTGTGATGGCCTCGACCACGTGCACGTCGGCACCGTTGACGCGGCCTTTGCTGACTCGGATGTTGCTGTCGTGGGACAGGCCCACGTTGAGCTTCGCGACAGGGTCGTCCAGTATCGCCCGCGCCTCGGGCAGGTGGGCATGGCACACGGCCTCCAGGTTGCCCTCCACGCACCGGATGCTCCCCGGCTTGATGGTGGCGGCCCAGTCGCGCAGGTCTCGGTGAGGCACGTCTTTCCCCGGTCGCACATGGTTCAAGTACATCTTCGCGCCGTCAAACGTGGCCGCCAGGGCGGCCTGCTCCAAGACCCGCTCCGGGTAGTAGCGCTTCGGGTTGCCCGTCTTCGTGACACCGTGCGCCAGGAACATCACCCGATAGTCGCCCTCTCCGAGGGCCTCCACGGCCCCTGCAGGGAAGAGCTCTTGGACGCGCTGTTCGGTCTCGTAGGGTTTGCTCATCTGGTCACCTCCTGCAGCACCGTGGCCACTACGGCCTTGATGATCTCGCCCGCCAACTGCTTCACGGGCTGCCCCGTCCAGGGCTTCGCGGGCACGTACCGCGCGTCGTTAAGCACCGGCAACTCGTCGCAGTGGCAGTTGATGACGTTGCCTGCTGAACCAGACGGGTCGCCCGGGTGCGCCAATCGCTCACCGCCGACCCAGAACGGCTGGTCGATCGGTCGCACCTGGCGGTTGGCAGCCAGGTGCGCTGCCCGCGGGTTGCTACCCAGCGTCAGCCACTCGTGCGCGTCCACCCCGTTGCGCAGCATGGTCTCGTGGTTGGTCACGCCGTAGGCGATGCCGGTCTCGGTCTGGGCGATCGTGAGTGCCCGGTCCTTGTAGGTGGTCGGGAACAGATACTCGATCTCCAGCGCGAGTTGGTCCGGCGGAAGGCCCTCACGGTAGAACTGCTGCGCCATCAGGTCGCGGAAGTCGGACAGCATCGTGTCCGTGACCTGGCCGCGAATCTTCTCTCCGCGGCGCAGCAGTTCGCGCTGCAGTTCCGGGTCGCGCAGGTGGAAGACGAAGTCCTCCCCGGCGTTCCAGCCCTCGCCGCGGCTCAGTAGCTCCTGCACCGTGGAGCGCATGTCCTCGTGGAGCGGGATGGCGCCCTTGCGCACCTCGCCCGGGCCTCCCGCGGCGAACCATTCGGCTTCGATGGCCTTCCAGATCGGGCTCTCGGCAGACGGTGGCAGGGCGGGTACCGCGATGGCCTCCTGCGCGCGCTGCTCTCCCTTGACTGCCCGGAGGACGAGGGGCTTGATCGCGTCCAGCGCGTCCTGCCCGCCGCAGTCCGCGGCACCGAGGATGTACTTCCGCAGCACCTGCCCGAGGACTGCCTGGTCGGGCATGCAGTTCGCCCGGATGGCTCCGGTCAGCACCTTCTCGCGCGGCGCTTCCTCGAGCCTTCGCACCCACGCCCAGCACTTACGGTGCCAGGGCTCGATCACGCGGCTCTGCAACTCGGCCGCGAAGCGGCGCTCGATCTCGGCGCGCTTCTCATCACGACCGAAAGGGCGGCACCGCCTCCTGCGCGCGGGCCTCGGCTACATCTGCCTGCTCGCCGCCGACCGCCTCCTCGTCGGGCTGCGGCGGCTCGGGCTCTGCTCCCGGTTCGACTGTGGGCGCCTGCCCGTCGAGCTTATCCTCGGTCGGGAACTGGCGCTCGAGGATCTCCGGGATGTTATTGCTGCCCAGGGCGGTATAGGCCCGATACGCGGCCTCGCGTGGGTCCAGCAGAGCGCCCGACGCGGCTGTGAGCGCCTGCAGCAGCGTCGCCGTGGTCGCCGGGTTGTCCGGCTGAGCGGGCGGGAAGTCCAGGTCGAACGCGCGGTCGACGCGCGTCGGCAGGCGGCGGCTCGGGAAGTCCTGTTGGATGACGGCGAGTTCGATGGCCAGGCTGGTCAGGTCCTCGCAGACGGCGCCGACCTGCTCCTGACGATCTTCGATCTTCCAGATGACCGGCAGTTCCATCGCTGTTGCTGTGGCGAGGTTGCCGCTGCTCGAGTCGCTGTAGTAGTGCTCCCCGAACCCGAATGCCCGGATGCTCTGCAGGTGCGTTTGGCGGCTCGCCACCTCCAGGTTGCCCACACCTCCGGTCGGCACGTTGATGGCATCGAGTTGCACGTTCTGGTTCTCCACCTGGACGCCCGCGGGACCGCTGGGAGGTGTCCGGAACATCTTCGCCGCGTTCTCGATGGCGGTGGCGCTCTTCGTGTTCAGCTTCTTGCGCCACGCGAACATGGCCAGGGCTTTGCTCAGCGTCACGAGGTCGGAGACGGTCCGGGCGTGGGAGCGGATCCAGTCGTAGGCCCGGTATGCCTCGGGGATGCCCCTCAAGCCGAGCGTGTTGGATTTGACGTGGTAGGCCATCGCGAGGGGCCCGGCGTCGCCGCCGATACCCGCTCTGCTCAGCAGGTCGGCCACGCCATCCTCCCATTCGGGGCTGTCCTCGCCGAATGCAGGGTCCAGCAGGTAGCGCCAACAACGCCAGTCGGCGTAGTACACCACGCGCTTGGCGCCAGTCGTGTAGCGACCGGCCGCCACGTCGTAGGTCTCCGGCCGGAACTCGCGCCGATACAGGATGGGCTTGAGGGAGTTCTCCGGCGCGGTCACCACGTCCACGACCTCCGCGCAGGGGAGCTCAGAGAGCTTCACGCGGCTCTCGGTGACTGACGTATGCACGGCCAGGAACCGCTCGCCCTCAAGCATCAGGGCGTTGCTGGTGCGCGCCATGGCGTCGCGCGAAAACAGGGCCAGGCGGTTGTCCTCGTCTTCCCAGAGCCTATCCACAACCTCCTGGACGCGGCTGTCGGCGGCCCGAGGAGTGTCCAGGCCCTTGCCGAATGCTCCACTCACGAGCAGGCTTGCGGCCTGCCCGAGGGAGGGGTCGATCTGCCAGGCCTTGATGCACTTGGCCCGGATGGTGGAGAGCTCTCGCAGGCTCAGGTCGTAGCCGCCGGCACCATCGCTGAGCTTGCGCCACCCGTTATCCTCCTCGGTCAGTTCCTGCGCGAGCTGGGAGGCGATGGTCTCCTGGACGCGCGCAAACGCGATGTCAGCCCGGCGCTGGACTGCCCGCGCCTCGAACGTCTCCCGGACCCTCGTGAGTATGCTCACAGTCGCGCTGCTCCCAATTGCTCTGCCGCGAAGCCCGGCAGGAGGTCGTCGGCATAGAGTGTGTCGTCGTCATCCGGCACGATGGCCAGACCCATGACGCCATAGCGGAGCGCGTCCATCGCGTGGTCGAACTCCTTGCTCGGGTCGGCATCCTCCACAGGGTTGCCGTCACGGTCGGTGCGCCAGTGGTACTGCCCGAACTCCGTCACCACGTTTGGCGCCGCACCCTCCAGCACTCTCAGGCGCGTCGTCGCCAGGAGGGCCTGCACGGCCTTGACGCCGGGCATCCGGCGGTTGTCGGCCTGGAAGGCGGGAAGGCCCGCCTCTGAGAACTGGAAGATCGCGTGCGGGTCCTCCGGGTCGCAAAAGAAAGCCTGCACACCCCACCGGGCGCGCAGGTCCTTGGCATCGCTGACCCAATCGTCGTCCGGCTTGCCGGACACTACCTTGTTGCGCTCGTACACCTCGTCTACCAGCCAGATGTTGCCCGCCCCGTCCTCGCCAAGGACCACGATGCAGCCCGGAGACCGGAAGCCCCAGTCCACTCCGGCGACCACGCGCACGAACCGCGGCGTCGGCCCCGGGATGTCATGGCGGTTGCTGTCGTAGTCCTTGTACACCAGTCCGGCGAAGGTGACGAAGCTGGCGTCTATCTCCTGAGCGTAGAAGTCGCTGCCCGGCCCGTACTCAGCTTCCAGGGCCGTCAAGAATTCGGGCTCTGCCTGGTACAGCGGGTTCTCGTGCGTCCGCCACGTGTGGAAGCCGTAGGCCTTCTGTCGCTCGGCAGGCCACGTGTCGCGCTCCTCCACGAAGCTGCGATAGACCCAGTTGCGGCCCTTCGGCGTCCCGGTGATCCATCCCCG